ATCTCGTCATAGTACCTTTTAATCTTATCTGTTTTAAAACGTGCAATATCTAAAACATAGTACTGTCCTGTTGAAGCTACTCCAATAATTACAATGGAGGAATAGTCAGCTCCTTCTTTGGTACTATACGCAAAGTCAACAGCAGCGTACACATTCATAGAAGTCTCTTTAAAGTACCATTTATAGCCATCAAATCTTAGATGCTCACGGTCATAGTACTGGAACTTACTATAGTCAATTCTCTGGCTCTCAGGGCTGTTAGGGTTATTGTAGTACTGTGAATAGTATTGTGTTCTATCAACGTACTTAGCTCTAACCTTAGCAAGCTCCTTCATATTGAAACCAAATGCTTTACCATCTGGACGTACAGCACGAGGCCATAAGAAGTTACCATCAGTCTCAACAACACGCTCCATAACATCCCATACAGGAATACTTTTAATCGTCTTGTCATCGTTTAAGATAGGAGTACCATCTTCTCTGTATAGCTCCATCTCCATAGATAACCAAGTATCATATATATCAGATGGGTGATAACGAGTACCACATGCCTTAGTAATACCACCTGTGTTTAAGATGGAAGTAATCTGTGACATAGCCATAGCAACACGTCTACGTCCTTCTTCTGTGTAGGCATTGTCAGGAACAACAACGTCATCTGATACAACAACGTCAGCATGCCAACCTGTTGTATTGGTTGTTAGACCTGCTGTAGCAACTGTGAAGTCACGGATACCTTCAGCTTCTCTTGTAGGATGGTCAACAGATATAGCGGTACTAGACCACTTCTCACGTTTACCTTCATCAGGGTCAATCATATCAGGCCAATATCTTTTATACTGATCACTCTCAAGTATATTCTTAATGGCGTATAACTGGCTCTCTGCTAGTCCTGCCGTAGCTGAAATGTAAAGTATAGTTGTCTCAGGATGCTTGGTAATCCACCACGCACACCATACAGCTATACAATGACTTTTCATATGTCCACGAGGGAGCAACAGTAGTTGGTCAGTATCATTACACTCAAGCCACTTATAGACTTCTCGATGAAGCTCACCATAAAGTCTCTGTGGATTAACAAGTGTTGCGAATGTAAATAGATCAGCTTCAGCAGCGTCTCTTACATCGTCAAGGGAGTAACCTCTCTCTGCTAACATTAACTACCTATCTTAATATTAATATTTTCTCTAAGACGATCTAAGTCTTTAGCAAAAGCATCTTTAATTATCTTATCACCTTTGGCTTCCTTAACAGGGTCAACCTTAGTCTTAGGTCTACCAACCTTCTTACCACCTTCACCATCATCAAGCCAACCATTTGAAGCTAACCAACGAGCAGCAGTAGCTTGTCCACGTCCACCCATCTTAGCTTCGTTAATCATTGAACTAACACCTTGTGCCTTTAGCTTTAGTTGTAGCTCTTCTTGCCACTCTTCAATGTGCTGTGCCAGTATTTTATTCTTCAACATTCGTTTCCAATGACCCCAACCTCCAAGATGTGTTGTGGCGAATAAGTATTCAGTAGGGTCTTCCATCTCAAGGTATAGTCTCTTTAGGGATGGATAAGTCTTACCCTTATATTCTTTATCTTCATCAGCTAGAGTGAACACAGCTAAGTCAAGCTTGTATCCTATCTCTAAGAATAGGGACTGTGTTACCCATGTTCCTTGCTCTGTTTTAAAGTTTTTCATTTAGTCTGCCTCATAAGTTATTGTGAAGAATATATCAGCCGATGCACTGAATATATCACTAACCAACATTGTATATGCATTAGTATTTGTTCTCAACTCTTTTAGTATAAGATAGTCTGCAGCTTCCGTTGCTTCAAGAACAACACAACCAGTATTTGCTAGAGTAAAGAAATTAACCCTAGCCGTACCATGACCATCTTCACTAGGCGTAAAAGGCAATCCTTGTATGTATAGAGTATTACCTCCTGTCATACCAGTAGTATTGATATTGCCCATTTCACCCCAAACAGTAACCATATTACCTACTCTGGTGTAGCTTCCTTTTCTTCCAGTATATGTGGCGACATTACCTCCTGTAGCAGCATCAGATAAAACAACCGTCCACGTACTTTCTTGGTAGTCAGTTACAGCAGGAGTTGCCCATTGTGTGTTATAATCAGTACCATCAATCTTCTCAAGCACCTGACCAGTTGTACCCCCTGCAGGTACACCTTCTCCAGTAGCACCAGTAGCACCCGTACCTGTACCGCCATTAGACTTCTTGTTAGCAAGCCTACGGATACGTCTCTCATGGTTATTTAGTTTACTTTTAACTGTCATTGTATTCCTATGAAGTTGGGAACGCTGACGTAGCAGGTGTGTATGCCCCTGCATAGCGAGCAACGCCTTTAGTTATACGAACCTCGTCAATGTGCCCATCAAAGTCATTATTATCAACCGAACCAACATTTAAGGTAGCACCTGCATCAAACAAAGCAACTAATGTGGTCGCAGTTCCGAGAACAGCACCATCAACATAAAGTCTGTAAGTTGTCCCATCAAAGTCTGCAGCAATAGCGTACCATGTATCAAGTGTTGGTGTCCATGCTTGATCTATCTTAATGATGGATGCAGCACCATTTGTAGAAAGGAAAAGTTGTAGCTTATTCTGTGAACCGTTTAATAGTATTCCATAGGACTTCACGCCTGACCCCCATTTACCTATCAGTCCTTGATATACTGAAGGACTTGATCTCCAACGCCACCAACCTTCTATCGTCCAAAGTCCAGAGCCTAGTTCATGAGCAGTTGCATCAGGTGTACTAGCGTAATCACTTATTGTTCCATCAACGCTATAAGAAGAGCTACCAAACTTAAATTGTGAGGTATCTATTGCGGAAGTACCGCCTGCTGTCCAAGTTGCACCAGTGTTACTATTATCAGTAATAGTCGTAGAACCATTTGCTCCTTCAAAACTCAGTAGGGTAGTAACACTTGCAAAGTCATCATCTGATCCACCTCCTCCTAAGCCTGCAACATAGTATGCGAGCTCCATGTCGTTAATAGTACCAGTGTACCCAAGGGCTTTTAGAGATGCAATATATGCAGGATATGAGCCTTTAGGATTAGCAGTATAATAAGCTTTTTCCATATCATTGTTAGTGCCAGAATATCCTGCAGCTATAAGTGCCTCTTTTAGTTTATCGTTAATCTGTGTCATTTAAAGTCCTTACATACAGTTAATCATGGTGTAGCGTTTAGGGACTGGATAATACACAACATATGATGCCCCTTTATATGTCACTGGGCCTAAGTCTGAGAAAGGAGAGTAGACAACATATGTCGTACCTTTATAAGCTCTAGCTTCTTCAGGGCGGGGGTATGCTGCTGTAGGGGCTGTGAAAGCTCCTCCATACCTAGATACACCTACAGTAAGTCTAGGCTCATCAACCCAACCGTTAAATGGTTTAGCACCATCAGCTTCTTCGCCACCTATACTAAAACCTGCAACATCATCTGCCAAGGCTACAACTGTAGTCCCAGTCCCAAGAACAGAACCATCAACATAAAGTCTGTAAGTTGTACCGTCCCAGTCAGCAGCGACATGATACCATGTATCTACTGTTGGTGTCCATGATGCACTGATTTTAGTTGTTGTAGTTGAACTATCTGAAGATAGACGTAGCTCTAGTAAGTTAGTACCAGAGCCAGTATGTACAATAGCGTAGGACTTCTCACTACTTCCATCACGCCACTTACCAATTAGATGTTGGTCTGAGGCTTTAACAGTTTCAAAACGGAAGTGTCCTTCTAGCGTGAAGTCACCGCTGCCTAGCTCTAAGGAAGCATCGTCTGGAGTTTCAACCCAATCAGTAGTACCATCAAGGTAGAGGGATGCCGTACCAAACTTGAACTGAGATGTATCAATTTTAGCGTTACCTTGAAATAATAAAGCATGTCCTTTGGTACTTTGGTCCCATGCATGAGTACTTCCAAGTGTACCATCAAAATCAGTTAGTATTTCTACGTTTGCAAAGTTAGGGTCTGTTGCCATATTATGTTATCGCTTTCAATCCAAATTCAGCACTGCCTATATCTGCAGCTTCCCAAGTTGTCCCTGTATCAGGGTCAGTCTCTTGTATCTGCGCTATTGGCCCTTTAGATAAAGACAGTCCAGTTACGTTAGCTGAGGTGTAGTCAACAGAGTTTGAACGTGTAACGAACTGAAGGTTCTGTGGCCCTGCTGAACCAATAGTACACTCGAATGAATTTACTACAGCTTTAATAGCAAAGTTAGCGGGCACTGTTGGAGTTTCTGTACCGAAAGTAAAGACATCATTAGCAGTAGCAGTATTTACAACATCACTGTCATCTGTAATAACAAGATCATCAATATCTGTATATGCACCAGTCCAATCATTGGTAGTGCCTGCAGCGTCATATGCAATAGTCTCTAACTTATATCCTAGAGTAGATGTAGTAGAAACAATAAGCTGAGAGACAGTCATCTCACCTGCATGAGTAAGAGTTATTCTATTACATGTCTCACGGCCTGTTATTAAAGTATTGCCAGAGAAGCTATCTGCAAGTACACCATCAAGGTATAGATTAAACTCACCTACAGTACCGTCAATCTTAACATGTATGTCTACTTCCTGTAAAACATTATCTGCCATAACTCCTGTACTAATATCTGTATAGGCTGTACCGTTGTAGTATTGCCAGTCAGTACGAGCAGTACTAGTTGGTTGCCCAAATCTTATAAGGCCACTAGCTCCGTTACCAATGACGATACCGTTACCTCCGTTGAAGATAACATTGTTTATGATCACAAGAGCATGAACCCAAAACTCAGTCTGAGCATCGAACTCACAATATACTTCACCGAACTTACCAGTATCAAAATACAAAGCTCCATTAGGTGTGTAGGTTGCGTCATACTTTGAGACAGTAACAGTACGCTCTGGTGGTACAACTGTTGTAAAGGCTTCTTCTTCTGAACCTGCAAAGAGTATTGGCATTAGGCAGTCCTTTCCCACATATATACAGCTAAGTATGGATTTAAGATTGAGTATGCATCTCCATCACCTTCAGAACCACTTGTCATAGTTCCACTATCTGCTCCACTACCACGTTCAGGTAAGCTTGCTGTATTAGAGCCATCTTCCTTCATAACGGTAGTATGAGTATGTGCTGCCATCTCAGCAACA